GTCACTTTCTGTGATCGGATCCCAGCTCACCGTGATGTAATCATCACCAGCGCTGGCTGTGACATTGTTCGGCTCATGTGGTGGCACCGATTGGTTATTTGGTACAACCACCTGCGGCGCATCGCCCATGGTTTTGAGATCAGATTGCGTGAAGGCGTAAACACCTTCGCCATCTTCATCAAGGGTAAGGTCTACGCCCATTTCCTCGGTCATCTGCCAATTCACAACACGGCATGGCAAGCCGTTAATACCAAACCGCTCCAAATCCACCGCAACTGTGTTTCCTGCCATAACCTGAAATCCGGCCAGATTGCATGGGTACTGGATTTGCCGTTGTCTGCGAATTTGCTCCAGCGCAATCTTGGCAATGCGCTGCGCCATGGTATGAGATGTGGTGAATGACAGATCAAGCGTGGAAACGATCTCTTCACCGCTGTCTTCCGCAATATACAGATCAGAGTCGACCGCCGGATAATCCGTGGCTTGCCAGTTATGATCCGGTGATACAAACGCCCCTTTGATGGTGTTGAAGAGCTGACGGCGTGATCGATGCGGACGCATCACAACCGCATCACGTAAGAAGCTCTCATCAAAGGTTTTGACGGGTGCATAATAAGCCCCGACCTGCAATCGCCATTTGCCGCCAGCGTAGGTCAAATATCCAGCGCAACTGCCGAGCATGGCTTCCAGAATATCTCTGGGGTTATCTGTCAGATCCACAACACCGTTGCAGGTGTAGCGTTTCTCCGTACCGTCCAGCGTAGACACATCCTCATCGCAGATATTGGCAGCGGCGATAAAGGAATTCATGTCAATTTCATCGGCGTTGGCAGCAAGGCCAAAATCAGAGAGCAAATAATCCAACACACAAAGAGCGGCATTATCAGACCAGACCGTGCTTGTTGTGCGCGGATCATAGACTTTGCGACCTTTGACGATGGCCGATATATTCGGTGTGCCGCTCGCATAGGCTTTATCGTCATAACGCATCTGAGCGTGGATATAAGCCAAACCGCGCAGACGGTGGGCGTTTGTCCATTGACCGCCGGAATTACTGACCAGAATGGAATCTGCCTGCTGATCAGTTTCTCCAAGATGCTTATAAATGCTGGCGAAAACTGTACCGTCACGTTTGTATGGCTCAGAGGTGGCATCGCCATTGCCATCGAGAGGCACTGTTTCATCGTTGAAGAGAATCTCCTCGATCTCTTCCACCTCATGTGCCGCCAGCACAATAACCCAATGCAGCATGTCTAATTTGTTATCGCCGCCGCTAACCGGACGGCTGTGCGTGAACACAAGCGGCCCCGAAACCCGCGTCCGGCCATAAACAATCCGGTGGGCGGTGATGGGCTGGTTAACCATCTCCGTCCGGCCACGACTTCCAGCGCCGGAAGATACAGATGTGACCGACGGGTTCGTAAACTTTGTCTGCTTAGGCTTTGGTGCAAAAATGGGTGCTGTGAAGGACACAACAGCGGATCCCACAACACCGCCAACAATAGCACCGATAATTCCACCGCCGACCACACCGCTGACGAAGTTGGAGGCAACTGCGCCAAGAACAACTGGAACAACCTGGGGCATTATCCAATTCTCCAAGCACGTACCGCCTGAAGCGATGGAAAGCCAATCAAGCCCTCACGCCCAGGAGCAAAGATGTGTTCCCCGGCACGAATGCCCAGCGTATCACCACGACCAATATCAAACAGGCAAACATCGCCGCGTTGCGCTGTTAATGGTGGGATTTCAGGAATGTTGTATTTGGCGGCTACGGCATCGGCAATTCCAGCCACTCCGCCGCATTTGTTCAAAAGCCGTAATGCTTGGATCTGGCTTTTATAACCACGATATGGCTCTGCCAAATCATGGCCTGTGATGGCCTCTACGCAATCCATGGCGAACAGACAGCAATCATTCTCTCCCCACACGAAGGGCTTTTGACGAGTGTCAGCGATGAATTTGGCCAGACGTTCTGGCCAATCTGAAAGACGTTTAATTTCTGACATGGTTTATTCCGGTGCGCGGCCCCAGATGATTTTCTTGTCCTGCATGGATGGGACGTATTCCAATCCCTTATCGCCTGGGAAGCGTGATTGTTGATCCGCATCTGTGTAGCGACGGGTGCGGACACGTTCTAAATCTCTTAAGCGGCTTTCAGCCGTAAGCGTGATGGTGGCCGTATCGCCACCATCAACAATCTCAGCCGTATCCATACGGCCATCAAAAATAAGGAAGGGATCGGCAACGAGGGTGCTGAAATCCTCGTTAATGAACCCCAAATACATGCGGGCTTTATGCCCCTGAATTTTGGCTGTGCTGACCTTAGTGATCAGATCTGCTGGAATACCGCTAAGCTGGAAGCTGGCACCTGTAGCCTTCAGCTCTGTTGTTTCTTCAACCGTGCTGACTTTGCCGAGATCGCCAGCGCCGTACCAAGTCTCATCATCCCAGCTTAATTGCCCAAGACCACTCCATGCCCGATCAATCGTCTCACCGAAATCAAACTCGGCGAGGAGAATTGGACGCACTACCTGCTTCTCCGTCTCAGCAGACAGAGTTGCATCTAGGCGTTTTTCAGACATTTTTAGGTCAGTATTTGTTCAAAACTTAGTGTGTAAGAAGATCGGTTCGGCGGGACGGTGGGGTTATTCCCCGCATCATCCTCGGTTAAGCGCATCAGGACGGCCATGCCGCCAAGAACAATTGGTTGTTCGGTAATGACTGCGCGTATCTTTGGTGCAACGTTAACAACTGCAGTGCCTTCAATATTGGTCACCACATCCTCAATAATCAGATGAGCATGTCCTTCAGCGGGGGAAATGCTCTCTCCGGCATTGATAACAGTCGCATATGGGCGCAAACCGTTGATTTGAAGAATGCGGTCAGAGCCATCAATCAAGGTCGGTTGGCCTTCGCCTTCAAAAAAACCGCCGCCAACCTGGACAAGCAGATCGTCATCATTCTCAGCTTGGAGGACAAAACCTTCCTCCACGCAGATTTCTAAAGCCTCTCCATGTTCGATGGTGAGAAGAAAGCCTCTATCGGTCTCAAACGGGATCCCGACATTGTCAGCCAGCAACGTGTCGCCAGCCTCCGTCAGCAAGGTCACTTCATCATAAAAGATCAGCACGGCATCAAAGCCGCTTCCAAATAGTGCGTTTTCCTCAGCGCCAAGCGGCGGGCTTTCCTCAACCGTTAAAAAGCCGTCATCATTGGTGTCATCATCAAAATCATAACGGTCATTAAAGAATGTTAGCCCGATCTCATCGGCATAGGCATCCATGCTCAGCGTGACCGGCTTTTGAACCAGGCGGCGAAAATCCGGAACAAGGATCTGACCGACAGCCCCTTTAAGCTGGGCAATCAGAGCGTCCAGTTTTCGCGCACGGGCATTTTCAAGCTCGAACGTAAACTCAGCCACCCAGCGCGCGCCTTCACGCTCTAGCACATCAAAGTGACCAGTAAGCTGCGATAAAAACCGCGCAGATCTGTGTTTGATATAGAAGCTCTGGCTTTTCGGATATATCCCGTCTGGCCAGTTCAGCGTCATTGCGGTAAGACCTCAATCAATTCCAAATCAAAACTACTCAAACGGCGGTTATCCGTAGCATTCTCTGCCGCATCATCATCCACAAGCCGCATACGTACGCGGCAATCATCTGTAATGAGTGGCCCGACCGTAACGGCCTCACGCAGACGCGGTGCAATCGCCACGGAAGCAGCACCAGTATTATCAGCATCTACGTCTTGCAATGTGATATGGCTGCGCCCAGGCGAAGTTTGAATGAGATCGCCAGCCCTTAAAACGCCCACCGCATCAGGTGTAAATCCGTTAACAGTCAATGTGTTTGCCGTACCGCTGACCAGCTGAGGATTGCCAGCTAGAGAGCCTTTGGCAGAACCTCTGCGAAAATCAGGTACGAACACATGGCCAACAGAACCACGTAAAGCTGCCAGCAAAGCATCAAGTCTGCGTGAGTCCAACTCTGAACGCACCAATGAGAGCTTTGTAACCCAGCGTGCCGCATCTCGCTCCAAAACCTGTACTTGACCCGTCAAAGGGTTTTCAAATTTGGTTGAGAGCGTGCGGATGTAAAAGCTCTGTTCCTGTGGACGCAAATCCAAAGGCCAATTTAATTCTATATCTGCCATGAGTGTTCCTATTCAAAACGAGAACCGCGCCTTTGCCAGTTATCGACCGTTTTCCGGTGGGCAATCTGGGCAGAGGTTTGGATAATGCCGGGGATGCGGGCGCTCAAGGCTTCGTCCACGGCTCTTTTCACCATTTCAGAAGTTGCTGAGGGATTAGTGGAGCCGCGCGCATCGACACTGACAGCAAAGTAATTTCCTGAGCGGCCACCAGCGGCATCAACGCCAAGGCGACCAGATGACATGCGAGTAAGAGGCAAAACAGCCTCCGGCCCGGCTTCCCCCATCAAGCCCATACCGTTTGCCATTGGAAATATTGTGGGTTTGCCAACAATACCGCCTCTGGCATAGGCCGTGATTTGCTGACCGCCTTTGAAGGCACCTCCATCAGCAAAGAGGCTTCCAAAAAAGCCGCCACCGCCGCCACCACTTTGACCGCCACCGAAAATATTACTGATCAGGCCGCTTAAACCTTGCGCCAACGGTCCGGTAATCTGCGTGCGGACAAGCAGACGGGCGACATCCTCCAAAATGCTGTCGACCAACTCTTTGAACTCAAACTTTCCAGTGGTGGTGGCTTTCACCAGAGCATCTTCCAAACCCTGCATGGCATTGGTGACAACACGCTCCACATTCGCCGCCATATCGGTAGCTTCTTCTGCGTATTTATCAAGCGCACGCACGGCGCCATCAAACCATTTGTCACTGGCTTCAACCAGTTCGTCATAGGCTTGCTTTCCGGCTTTTTCGAATTCTTCGAGGCTAATTGCACCTTCTTCCAGAAGCTCATTCAGCTCTTTCATCCGCTCGTTATATTTATCCTGAGCGGAGATATTTTCTTCGGTGATCTTTTTGATCTCTTCGATCAGTTCTTTTTTGCGCTGCTCGACCCGCTCTTCTTCCTCCTTGGCTTCACGCAAGCGGTGATATTCTTCGACCAGCTTTTGGATTTCTTGACCCTCGGCGCTTTTCAACTCAACGCCAGCACGCTGAAGCTGGTTGTAAAGTTCCTGAGTTTTTTCATCACGGAACAGCTGTTGGTTACGGAATTTTAGTGCCTGCGTAACCTGCATGATCTTTTGCCGCTCTTTTTCAAGCTGCTTGATCACTTCTTTTTCCGCTTTAGTCGGGCCGCGTTTGGATTCACGCTCTTGGCGAGCGCGTTCTTGATTGGCCTTGGATCGGGCAATTTCAGCTTCACGCTGGAGCTGTTTTACACGCTCTTCCTGTGCCTTCAGAGCTTTGATAGATTCCTCTGACGAGCCGAAATCAAAAGTGGCGACTAATTGGCGTGCATTATCGGCAATCGCCGCATCCACCGCATCAGCAAGACGTGTAATGCCTCTCTGGGCTTCCAGCTCAATACCGGGAAGCAAATTGATAATGCCGACCGCACCGTCATAAATGGTTTCCAATGACCGCAGCACCCCGCGAGCCAAACCTAAAATGGAAGTTTGCACCACCAAATAAGCAGCTTTAATGCCTCGGCCAGCAATAAAGGCGGTTTTCTCAACGATGCCTGTGGCCTCCGCAAAGGCCATTTGTCCAGTCACGGCCTTGGAGGCCACACCGATGCTGACTGCCATGCCGGAGGTAAGCTCAGCCAGAAAGTCAATAATTCCGCTCTCGCCAATCGTACGCGCCAATTCCACCCACGCATTATTCAGTCTTGCCAAAGATCCACTGATTGTACCGTCCAATTTGGCCGCCGCACCGTTATAGGATTCCAATGCTGTCACCAATGTGGTGGCGAACATTTCTGCCGTAACTTCACCGGAATTCACAAGGCGGCGAAAACCACCAGCGGACAGGCCAGCCGCTTTGTCCAGCTCCTGCAAGAGACCAGGCAATGGTTCAACCACCTGGTTCAATTCTTCAGCGCGAAGCGTACCGGAGCTTAAGCCCTGTGAAAGACCGAATAACACGCGGTCGATATCAGCACCACTAGCACCAAGCTGGGCAGCAGCGTTCACAAGACCTTCAGAAAGCTGATTGACTTGCTCACGGTTCAAAATCCCGCTGTTTTGCAGGACAAGCAGCCGCGCATAACCATCAGACAGCGTTTCAATGCCGACATTCAACTCATCGGCTTTGGATTTCAAATAATCCTGCGTGTTGGCGTAGTCTTCTGCGCTGCTGGTGAGAGAGCGCAGCCGAATATCCAGCTTTTCAAAGGTTTGGATATTGCGGAAGATCGAGCTGGCAGAGGCCGCCGCCGCAAATGCTGGAACAAGTGTCGAAGTAACATTCCGCGCCATTCCAGCCAGCGCTTGATTGGTGCGACCGGCTGACTTGCGGATCTTCTTAAAATTCTTTTCGCCTTTATCGCCAACCTTGTCAAACTCACGCGTCACCCTGACGCTGCCATCGACCTTTAGGGCAATGACATAGTTGGATCTGCGCTCAGCCATTTTTAATATATATCAGCAAGATAAATGGAATGTTTGTGTTTTATAGAAAATTGTTGACAAGCGGATTAATTTTCCGTATAAGACGTCATCCTTATATATTTTGTTGGGTCACGGCCCTTTTGTTAACCTTCTTCAATTGAGGAATAAAATAATGAGTACAGCAGCAAAATTATGCGCAACATTTACAGCATTGGCTTTGGCATTGACAGGGGTCTTGTATGCTCTATCACCGCGCGTAACCGACAGAGACGCAGGTATGAAGATTGTTCGCGGTGAATTGGTAAACGATCACCTTGAATCTGGTCTTTATCCAAGCGCCCTCTTGCCACATGTTAAAGTTCTTAAATTACCCAAGTTTGTTCAAAAAACCACGGTAGGTGCTACGGAAGCAGATGATGTAACGATCCGTACAAAAGAAAAAGCACGCATTTACGGTAATTTTGAAGTGATGTATCACATAGACAATACCGTCGAAGATTTTGGACGCATCTATACAAAATGGAAAACGGACGAGATTGAAGACCTTTCCGTATATATTAATAAATACACTGTTCCGGCGGCTATCGATGTCTACAAAACGGTGGGAACAGCTAATATCAATGACAACGTCACTGAATTGGGAACCCGCATTGCGACACGATTGCAAGAAATTCTGAAAGAGCGTGGTCACGATTATATCGTCATTGATGATGTTCTTCCGTCCGGCGTTGGCCTGTCTCAACAGGCCAATGCGGATTTAGAAAAAATCGTTTCTGAAGAACGCAAACTAGATCTGTTGAAAATTCAGGGGCAAGTTGCAGACCAGTCTGTTGCAATTACAGAAAAGCAAGCAGCGGTTACCGCCAAGGCTTTGGAAAAACTTAAAGAAGCCGGTATTCCCGAAAGACAGCTGATTCAAGCCTACTATTTACAGCTTATGCGTGACACGGACAGCGTTGGTAAGCAGTTTGTTCCTGGCCCGATTCCCGGTACGGGCGTGGGTGTTGCTCCTGCTATAAAGTAACCCGTTTTGAAACGTGATACGATGGAAGGGTGGGAGTTTTATTTACTCCTGCCCTTCTTTTATAGCATCCAGAATTCCAGCCTCACCCTCTTTTAAAAGCTCTGCCACGATCTCCAGATCAAAGTTTCTCGCTTTGGCAATTTCCAAAGCTGCATTCATATCTATGCCGACTACACGGCCAGCGGGGGAAAGGCGAAGCTGCGATGTGCAGCCCTCCAAGATCTCCCAGGCTTGTTGTTCCTGCACCAGACGCGGTGCATATTTTTGGTATGGGCAGAGATTTTCAAAAGCGCATGGCAAATCCTGTTCTTTACAGGTCGCGCAATAAGACGGGCCGCCGCTTTTCTTGAAATGCCACTCGGACAGCTTGCGGATCCGTGTCCGGGCTTCACTCAGCAAAAACACATAATGGGTGAAAAGCTGGAAGAAGGGTTCGGCAAACTCAGATACATCCATCACCTTGCGGATATTCTCCGGCGTAGGATCCGCGGGCGCGCCTCGATTCTCATCCAAAACACCATCCCAGCCCACGATGTGGGTCACAGCCAAATCCTTGATCAGACAATCAAGAAACAGAGCATTGCGCTCTTGCGGGTTTTTCAAATCCACAGGCTGCTCAACGGTAAAGCCGGACTCCTCAACATCCCGCAAACCTTTCTCCAGATCCGCGAGCTTTTTCTGCGCGGTCATGGTGGATACGGAATAGCTGAGCGTTGTTAGCGGCTTTACGGTGACTTTAAAGCCTTTTGCGACCTCAATCGTATAGGGCTGGGTGGGTTGTTTTAGGGTGATCATAGGTACTGACTCCCATCCAGATCATTCAGGAGCTTCACGGTCAGCATTTTGCCCTCGGCGGTATTGAACGCGCCTTGGAAATCAAAGCTGGCTTGAACACCACCTGGACCGTCCACGGCCAGCTTTGGCTTAGGCAAGTAAACCTCATGGGCTAGGAGCTGCAAGCGCAATGCTGGTGTGAGCGTGTAAGAAAACTCCAGGTCAACGGGGGTTCCCGCCGAAGCCAAGTCAATCAAGGTGGTGTCGGCAAAGCGCACCTCAATGCTTCCGGTCAGTGCTGCAATGGTCGGATCTGCGCCGTCAATCAACCCGTCATCACGGATCGTTTCAATCCGCTCCAGATTGTTGTTATAGCTCACAGAGCCTGCGGTCAGGTTTCCAATCGGCACGCCGCCAGCTTTGATTGCACCTTGGAATTGGCTGATCCGTTTAAATGTCAGCGTCTGGGCTGTACCGCCTTGAGTAGCGTTATAGCGTTTTTCAGCCTGTGCAATCGCATTGATGGTTGCTGCCGCCGCACCGGAACGCTGAAAGTCAAATGCGATGGAATTCATCACAACGCCTGTGTGCATAAAATATGCAGGCACTTTCGGCATGCCGACCTGAATGGAATAGCTGGGCAGCGTGTCATTGCCGGAGACAAACTCATGCTCGGTACCACCGCCTTCAAGCGTTTCATCGCTCAACGTTGCGACCGAACAATTCTCAGCCAATGTGAACGCATTACCAGCGGTGCCAGCCGTATCATAGGTCACCAAGATACGGGATGTTCCGGTCGGACGGCTGTAAGTGGCCACATTCACATTATTGTCAGATGACAAATTCAACTGTGAAACTGCATTATCGACAGTTTGAATAGCCGTGCCGCCAATTTCGATTTCATCACCAGCAGGCGAACCGCTTACGAATGTAAACTCGGTGCCATTCAAAGTGATGGTGTCGTTTTCAGATGGGACAGCGGAAAAATCAATAAAGCCAGTTGCAGCTACATCGCCGGAGGTGGGATCCCCAAACAATCCAGTCAGCCAAAAACCCAGATAGCGTGGATCCACAGGAACAACGATATCACCGTCATCATTGATGACATCCTGTAGAGGCTGCAGTGGATCACGGCCATAACCGAGAACAGCATCCTCAATCAATCCTTGTTCACTGCCCAGCTCTGAGCTGTTGAAGGGTATTTGATAGTAGTTTCCAGATGCCTGCTGACCATAGGCGCTTTCACGCTTCAGGAGCAGCGAGGCGTTCGAGCCATATGCACGCGCCATGGGTTTTCTCCTTTTTTGAGGGTTGAAATAAAAAACCCGCCAAACGGCGGGTTCTTCGGGGGTTAAAAACTAAATTTAAGAAAGTGGTGTTGGTGTTTCGTAATCTAAAGTCAAAGTCAGCACGCCGGACTTTATGGCGTGGGATCCAGGCACAATCTCAACCGCCACATCTGGGCGCGCATAGCTCATGCCAAAAATGAGGCCGCCTAAATCTGGATCGGATTCCAAAGCGGCGCCGATAGCGGTGACAATATCGTCAAAAAGACCATCGCGCGTATTCTGCGCTCCGTCTGCGACATAAATCTCAATCTCCACCTCATGTTCATAATAGGCGTTATCAAAACCACCCAGAGCCTCGTCTGGCAGACCAGGATTGCCGTCACGAAAAACCAGCAGCCCCTCGGACGGTATTTTCTCCGGTACCGATGCATTGCGCTCAAACTTTGCACTCACCGCGTTATCAATCAGCGTGGCAAGAGCCTGTAAAATTGTTTCGGTCGTGCTTGTCATCGATATTTACTCACCAGCAGATCAATATGTTTGATGCCCCATTGGTCGGCAATTTTTTGTACATCGAGCTTTTTCGGCATTTTCGCGGTAGGCACGAGTATAAACATCACGACCGTGGTCAATCCTCGGCCTGTTTTTAAAGCGCGTTTGCTGGCCTTTCGGAAACCTCTGAATTCACCTGTTTTGCGGCTGTAAGAAGCACGGCGGTCGTCCGCCACAAGAAAAGCGGTGTTATTTCGGGAGCGAACAAATCGCAAATCGCCTTTATGTTCCACATACAAATCCGGTGTTGGCTTCCGGCGGTTGATCCTTTTTGGCGCGTTTTCGGTTGGAATGGCCAAATAACGTCCATTGGTCGCCCGAATAACCGTGCCTTGATCAAAGGACTCAATGATTTGTGGCGCGCGCGAATACACAAAGCCTTTAACATCGACACCGTTATCATCATAAATTTTAGAACGCCATGTACGGGACAGGCGCACTCCAAAACCAGCAGCCACCACGTCATTGCGCAGATCTGCTTTTAAGCCGTTTGTGGCCTCTTTGGTTGCCTTGGTCGCCATCCGCGAGATGAACTCGGTTTCTTTGCGAAGATTGCGGCGGATATCACCGATAGTCTTGGCGCTCAACCTCATAGCTTGCGTGTATCCATTATCCAAACCAGCGAGCTGACATCTTCGATGCGTGGCTCCGCCTGGATCAGATAGGTTTCTCCCTCAATCTCCAGCCGATCATTTTCAGCGGGCGTGAAGCTCTCAGAGCGGCGAAGCTCAAAGAACAGGGAGTCGATGGCTATTTGCGCCCGACCCAAATCAAGGAGGCTATCTCCTCGTCTTGGAAGAACGCGAACGGCCACCGGATCTCCAGTTTGCGGGATGTAAGTGGCATCAAGGCCGAACTCCGCAAAGACCGCATCTATGGTCTCTGCGAAGCTGCTCATGTTTCGGCCTCGTTGCTAAGCTCGGCAGCGCGGGCTTCGGCTTCCTCTTTTGGAAGAGGATCCTGCGTGACCGCGTTACCGTCTGGGTCAATCACATCATACTTGCCAAAATGGCGATGCTTGATGGTGTATTGCCCCTCAGTAGCAGGATCAGGATCTTCGGCCTGTTCGGTACCAACTTCCTGAAGCGTGTCCCACCATGATTTGGGAACATCACCCTCAGCAATACCGATCACTTCGCCTTGCTTGAACTCCACTGTGTCCAGAACAGCATATAAGCTGCCTTTCTTCTTGTGGAGGACATGCGCACGCGCGTTGGCCTGTTCTTTATCCAGATCCAAAATGAAACCAGGGCCAAAGCGAACTTTGACCCCGGTGACTGTGTAGCGTTTCGTCATAGCGCACCCCCTTATACAAGTTGCGCCAGACAGGCCTGTTGCCAGAAGCCGTAGCCCACATTTCGCCATGTATCGACACCATAGCGATGCTTGTCTTCTTCAAACTCCAATTCGGAGCCTTCAGCGACAGCTTTGAGCATCACGGCTTCCTCTTCCTGACGGATCAGTGGCTTCACGGATCCATCGGTGCGGAAGACGGCAAACTTGTCTGTCCATGGCAAGCGCGGGTTCTGCGCGACCGAGAGCGTCACTTCATCCATCACCTGGACAATGTTTGTCTGGCCGTGCGTGATGACGGGAGCCGCCGTAGCCGCCTTTGCCACATGCCACATTTTCGTTGGCACCATGACAAGGAACGAGCGAGCGTTCTCATTCATCGGCTCACCTTGGTCATCCTTCAGCGAGTAAAGCTGCTGGACAACTTGCAGGATAGACAGCTGCAACTCTTCCACGGATGGCATTGTTGCCCCGCCATGCACTTCCACTGGAAGAGCGGAGATGTCGATTTGCAGTTTGTTAGACTGCGTTCCGCTATCTCCTTCGACGTGGTCAGTATCAAAAAAATACTGGCCGTCATAACATATCTGGCTTTCAGCATTGATGATCAGCTCAGACAGCAGCTTTGCCCAATGGGCGTTTGTGCGGTCGGCCAGCTCATCAACACGAACCAGAACCTGACCCGTTTTGTCACGGCGCAACTCACGGACAAGCAATTCAAGCGTGGCTTCAAAATGCTTGTTCTCGATTGTGATGCCGTTCTCACGGAAGCCTTTGGCTTGGCGACCACCAATCCACTCCCGCATGACAGGAACCTGACCGAGCCATTTATAGGTCTCGGATTCCTGATCGGAGGTGAAATAGTTGGACAGCGCAGCCACCCATTCAAGGCCGGGATTTTGCTCCAGCCGTTGATAATAGCGCCCAATAATGGCGCGCGAGGACAATCCTTTTGCGGACATGATAGTTTCCTTTCTGATTTAAGGGATTGAGGATCTGATTTAAGCGGCTGCCGTAATCAGGGTGTTGAACGAAACGATCGCCTCTCCCGCCTTAACAAAGCGGGTAACGCGACCAACGTAAGTGTTGGCGGTTGCTGTAAGCGTGAATGTGTCGTCATCGGAGGCATACACCGCCGCACCGATATCGGTGATGGCAAGGCCGGAGATAGGCACTTGAACAGCACCTTGTGTGCGCACGCGCACTTTCTCATCTCCTGCCGCGCCGCCGGTATTATCAGCGTTTTGCTCTGCAAAGCCGTAGAAATAATCGCCAGCTTGCAAAGGACGAGCATAGCCACTGCCGTTATCGCCAACAGCGGCGCCTTCATATACGATGTCACCTGCAATCACAGGGACTTCATTGATTGTGCCCAGCTCGAAGGGACGCTGAACATCACTTGCTAGTGTAGTCATAGGGTTTTCTCCTAAATTTGAGCGTCTATCATTGTGCTGTGGCTGCGTTAGAGCGCGCGCCGCATAGCGCTGCTATGCTTGGCGCTTGTCTGCCTTGCCACATCAAAATGCTGTTAGCTCCGGGGTTAAAAGATTAGGCTTTGCGAGGGGTGTAGCGCTTCACGCGGCCTTGATCCTCGGCACGGCGGTAGGCGATGTAGGCATCCTTATCGGAAAACTCCGTACGGATATCTGCACTGGCATTCCACTCGGCCTCAGCACGCTCTTCGACAGGCGCATTCTCATCAACATGAGGTGTGCTTGGTGTCTCAGAAGCGCTTGGCGCGACAGTCGGCTCAGCTTCACTCTCTTCTACAAAAGTTTTCAGAGCATTGCCTCCGCGTTGCTTTTCAGCAGCCACGATTTTGACAGCCAGATCGGCAGCTTTTGTCTTGCCGTCTTTTTTGGCTGTCTCCAGCAAATCCTCATGCCCAGGCATGGACACTTCTTCCAACCCTAAAATCCGCTCACGTTCGGCATCGGATCCAGCTTTAAAGCCTTCATTGAAGCCGCCCTTTGTTAGGGCATTTGCGATTTCAGGGAAGTTTTTGGCGATATAGTCAGCCGTGATCGTGCTTTTTGCGACCATATCACCTGAGTTTCCGGATGGTGTTTCCGGGGTTTCAGTTTCTTTTGTCATGATGACTCCTTTTGGTTTGGGTTGCAGAGTGGTGATAAGCGAGAGGGCATCTTTCATCCCTCCCACCAGGTCGGCCATGCCTGCACGCACAGCCTCACGGGCAGGCAAAACATCGCCTTGCCCGAATTCTGATAGGACTTCCTCTTGGGAAACATTGCGGTTGGAAGCGACTGCGCCGATAAACTCGGCTTCCAGCGCATCAAGTCGCGCCTGGATGGAGCTGCGGCCTTCATCGCTTTCAGGATCCAGCCGCTTGTTCGGCGCGTTGGATGAGACAAACTCAACCCAACCACTTTCACGGCTTTTGGGAACCGCAACCGCCACACCGATAGATCCCAGCATGGTGGTCGGCCCCGCAACAATCCGGTCAGCCGCAGAGGCAATCCAATACGCCGCCGATGCCGCATTGCCGTAGGCATAAGCCACAATCGGTTTTGTTCCGCGCGCCGCTGCAATTGTGCTGGCAAGCTCCTCAACCCCTGTGATGATCCCGCCAGGGCTATCAACACGGAGCATGATCCCGCTGATTTCAGGATCATTCATCACCGCCATGAATTGCGCCTCGATGCTGGCGATATTGGTGCCACCAAACAGCATGGACAGAATGTTTGGATATGGCGTGATAATGCCGCCGACATCGATGACCGCCACTTGGCCTTGGTGACTTGTAGTGGCATCAGCAAGCGCGACCGCTTCCTTTTGCAAGGCTTTGGGAGGCTCTGCCGGAAGACATTCGGGCATAATGCCGAAAATGGTTGATGATGGAATATCCCACATTACGCACCGCCTTCCGTCTTGGCGGGGATGATGAAAAGCTCACCATCAACGCCGTTTGAAATAACGGAGACCTTTTGCCCAGGCGTAATTGTCTCAGCCCAATTTTGCATTTGAGGCAAAGGCACACTGCCAGCCGCATTGGCGGCTGTGAGGTTGTTTCCGATTGTATAAAAACAGTCCTGCGTAGAAATCAGCCGCACCAGCGGGCTGTTAATCACGACTGACTGCGCTGCGCTATCGGTGAAGCTGACCTTCTGGCCGTTCGCATAGTCCCAATTCGGGGCTTGCACAGGCACATGCTGATCGCCGCTCACCGCACTGATAATGCGTTGGCTCATAAAGGTCTCCTTGTTTTCGAGGGGTTAGTCTTGGTTCTTGTCGTCTTCGTCTTCCGGATCTTCTTCCGGCATGACAGCCACTTCTTTGGTTTCTTCC